AGCAAGTGTAATTCAGTCGATCTCCAACATGATGCGAGGTGCATTGACAGGCATCTATCGCTGGATTCTGGTGGATACGGACGATCCGGACTTACATTGTGATGCTGAAGCATTGTGTACAGGCTATGAGCGATATATTGCGGAGGAAGTACATAACCAGCAGTTGATGCAGTTCATGCAGGTACTCCAGCAATTGCCGCAATTGTCTGAGCAGATCCGCATTGATCGGTTGGCAAAACCGTTGTTGGATGCCTTCAATCTAGAACCAGAGGATTTGCTGAAGTCTGAGGAAGAAGTACAACAGGGCAAACAGCAGCAAATGCAGCAGTTACAGATGCAGATGCAGATGGAAGCTCAGAAAAAGTTGCAGGAAGGTCAGATTGAAGAGCAATTGACTCGGCTCAAGGCTGCTCTGGATGAAAGAACCAGCATCGGCAAACAACGCAGAGATCTGGAAATTCAACGGGTTCTCAAGCAAATGGACATGGGTATGAATCCTCAACCCAGTGATTTCAGCGATTTGAGCATTTTGTTGAAGGAGGAACTGCGCAAACTGGATCAACAGCAACAGCAGCAACAGTTGGAGAAGCAACAGTACGAACAGGAACGCCAGTTACTCGCACAGGAACTGATGAATGAACAAAGGCAAGCAGCACAAAGACCAACGGTTCCCCCTGACACCAGACGAACTGCAGGTGTTCAGAGGTCAGAGACTATGGCTACACCTGGAAGAAATGCTTCAGAACCAGTTGGAGTTGGAGTTGGAGAGAATCCAGACCCCGGTTTCGTCTGATACGCTGAGTTCGCACAACGTGCGCATTGGGCGGATTCAGATGTTACGGGAATTAATCAGTTATCCTGACCGGATAAACAACCTGTTATCTAAGAAAGTATGACCGAAGCAACAACGGAGACTACCGAAGAAGTTTTGTCGGAAGATTCGGAAATGCCTCCGCAACAGGAAACCCCTGTTGCTGCAGAAACAGATAAGTCAGAAGTCTGGCAGAAACTGATGAACCCTGCGCTTCAGGAGCAGACCCCTGAACCAGAGCCTCAAGCAGTCGAGGAAGAGCCGACATCTGTCAAGGAAGAAAAAGAGAAGCCTGAGCCAAAAGATGAACTGCTTAACGACCCCAAGCTAGTCAAACGGTTCAGAGATTCTCAGGATTTCATCAACAAGTTGAAATCCGAAAACCGACAAATGACTGAGCAGATGCAGCAATTGCAGAAGCAAATGCAGCAACTGCAGGCCAAACAGGAAGAAAAACAGCAGGAAGTTCCAGCTACCGTTGAAGAAGTGCAGGACGAAGTCAAACGTCTGATTTCCAGCCTGCCTGAAAAAGTACGGGAAGAAGTGGAAGCATTTCCTGAACTGTTTGCAGGAGTAAACGCCTTGCTGGACTCAAAGCTGGGTGAAATGCGCAAATTAGTGGAACCTGATTTGGAACAGGTACGTAAGGAACGCCAGCAACGTCAGATACAGAAAGCGTTGGCTGACCGTCATGCAATGGCGAATGAAAGACTCGGCATCACAAATGCCAGGGAGTTGGACTTTGACAATCCGACTTTTGCCCAATGGGTCTTGAGTTCTGACTGGCGCAAAAGAACGGTAACAAGTTTTGATCAGCCAGAGCCATTTGTAGATCTGATGCGCAGTTTTCTTTACGAATACCCCGAAGAAGGCAAATCTGTTGCGGTCGAACCCTCCAAACCTATTTCTGTGCAGGAACCTGTACAAGAAAAAGTTCATCGCAAGACAGCAAGTACCGTAGTATCTCGCAAAAGTCTTCCTGAAAAGCCGAAGCTTAAAATTGCAACCCCACAGGACAAAGCCCACTACTGGGACAGTCTGCTTAGTGGGACAGGCTAATGATTAGAATCAGGAGATAAAAATGGCTATTACTACTTCCGCTTTTGCAACGACTAGCGGAAATCTTTACGGAGATCTTAGTGTAGAAGATGCACTGAGAATTCAGGCAAAGATGCTGCCCGTTGCAAAGAAAAACCTAACCTTTGCAAGGTTCGCTCAAAAAGATACCAAAGGCCGCAATGATGGCAACGTCATGCGACACAGACGGTACAAGAAATTTCCTCTAAACGATACACCGTTGGGAGAGGGTAAACTGAGTTATGCCCCCTAATCTGGCGACAGGTTAGTGAAAATGCCGTGAATTGCTGGGAAGCCCAGAACGGGTAATCAGCAGCCAAGCCCATAAAATGGGAAGGTTCAACGACTATTCCGAAAGGAAGTACACTCAAGCGAGTGGAAGTGCGGCACACCTCAAGTAGGTGAAGATATAGTCTGAACTTTATAGGAATATAAAGCAGTCCTTTTGGACGGTCTAAGTCTAGCGAACTTAGATGAACACTTTTGGTAACTCCCGATTTTGACCAGTTAGAATCAGAAGTGGTCAGCACAACCATCCGCCAGTACGGTAGATATGTGCCTGTGACCGATCTGATGGAAATCCTTGGTCAAGACCCCTATATCAGCATCATTACGGAACGTCAGGCGCAACAAGCTGCCGAGGTAATGGACTTGCTGGCGTATAAAACCTTCCGCAATCCAGCAAATGTTATTTACGCTAATAACGTTGCAAATCGGGCCAGCGTAGCAGCCACAGTAACTGCTGCAGAACTTGATCAGGCAATTCGATTTCTGGAAGGAAACGATGCTGAAAAACTGACAGAGATGTTGGCAGCTACACCGGATGTTGCAACCGAACCGTTGCGACCAGCCTATGTAGCAATCTGCCATCCGATCCTGCGTCACGATCTTGAAAGTATTGCTGATTTTGTGCCTGTGGAAAAATACGCAGACTCATCTCAGGCAATGGACTTTGAGATCGGTAGTTACAAAGGAGTACGTTTCTTGGTGACAACCCAGGCAACGCCTTTTGATCGGAATGGAGACACATCATTGGGTGCTGGCGTATCTGGATCTACTACTCTGGTAGAAGATGCCAGTGATAGTTATGCCCATGTCTATCCAATTGTTATTTTTGCAAAAAATGCCGTAGGCACTGCAACAATAGGTGGGATGGACAGCATCGTTCCTAAAGTTGTCCGCCCGACACCTAGCGGAACCGACCCCTTGGGTCAACGTGGTACAGTTGGATACACTTTTTGGACAGGAAATTTAATTCTCAATGAGGATTGGATCGTTACTGTCGAAGTAGGTGCGTCTAAACTGACTCCGCAGGTTCGTGGTATCTCTGACGGTTCACGTACTGCTTATCAGGCAAATAGCTAATTTCTAACTGTCTCAAGAGTCTTAGGATCTTGAGACAGTTACACGCATGTAAAGGAGAAAATTATGCGTAGTGATAAAATGCAGATGAGTGCTGTGCCTCAGACTTCTGAGCATGTACTTATCTCAAGCAACACCGTCAAGGATATTGTCCTGCCTTACGGTGCGATTGTGGAGGACATCAAGGTAGTAATTACTGCATTGGAAGCGACTGCTACCGGAGCAGAGATTGATCTCGGCACTACTGCTTCAGCCAACCACTACAAGGCAACGGCAATTCTTTGTGACAGTACTGGCTCATTAGGTGTTCAGACCAGCATTGACGGGGCAAAGATGATGACTGCTGTACCAGCAGATAGAATCATCCGCATCACTCCGAATACTTTTTCAGCAAACAGTGTTGCAAGAGTATATGTCTGGGTGAACTATCGGTTTGCTCCTAACGATTACCCAACCCAGTTGGTGTAATTTTTTCTACAAGCCGGATAAAGTCACTTTTATTCGGCTTGTATCTTTCCTAGAATTTTTTTATAATAGATAAAAAATGACGCAATACTACGAACCGTCTTTATCTCAATCCTATTACAACCCAGGTACAGGTAGATATAGTCAGGTATCTGCCTATGTCAATCTTGCCCGTGAATGGGATGGCAAAACCGAATCAATTCCAGATGGATACGGTGTAATTCGGGTAGAAATGGGCAGAGATGCACATGAAACCGATGAGGTTTCCTGTTCTGTCAACGGTTACAAAGTGGTCATTCCCCGTGGATCGGCAAGAGTAGTCAGTGCTTTACACATCAATCGTTTGATGAACGAGTGTTTTGTCACTGAGTACACGCAAACTCAATACTCTCGACCTCCTGTTGGACATCGAAGACCTCGGTTTCCAGTATCCCTGATCGTACCTCCAAAAAATTCTCCCGTCCTGGTAGACCCCTCGACTGGTTCAGAACAGCAAGCTGAAGCCAAACGGGTTAATGCTCCCCGTAAAACAAAACACAATCTAAGTGTAGGGGAAGATGAGTCTGAGTCTTCTTGACATTCGCAACCGGGTCACTCGCATTCTGCAGGACACCAGTTCACAAAACAGACGATGGCCCGATGTCGAACTGAATGATTACATTTTTGACGCACAGCATGAGTTCATCCGCTTAACAGGGTTCCCCCTGAAGACGGTCAGCGTAGATCTTCAGGGACTTGTCCCTGAGTACGATGTTCCGACTGCTACGTCCAACAGTGTGACGTATCCTGCCTTGATGGAAATTCGCAGAGCAAGAGTTCGCAATCGTTCTGTGGAAATCCCCATTATCAGTTCCACAGTGCTAGATGAGTCCACTTCTTTTTTACATGAGCCTGTTTATGCCGATTGGCGTAGTCAGGTCGGGCCAATTCGGGCAGTTGTTCTAGATCATCGATCTGCCTCTACCTTCCGTTTATTCCCAATCCCTTCTGGTACTCTTTATACTACCGTCACTGCTACCTTGGACTCCGTTACAAATCCAACCGTCATTGTAGTGTCGGATGCTTCTGATCTGTCCGTAGGCATGTACGTTGGTGGAAATTCAAAAATTGATGAAAGTACAGCCATCGCTTCCATATCGGGAACGAGTGTTACTCTGACCAAATCCGTACTAGCTAGTGGCAGCAATGAATCTGTTACCTTTGTATCTTCAAATGTATTTAGTTCCTATCTGCTTCAGACTCCAACAACCGATGTGGATTCAATCAGTGGCACTGATCTGTTGTTTGATTCTTCAGGCTTCTTCCAGGGAACTGTAGTTGTACTGCCTAGCATTTCACTCCAGGGAACGATTCAACCACCACGCAATGCCTTGCAGACATACGCTAATGTAGCTGATGGCTCAGACGTTCCCTTGATTGGACAGCAGTACCACGAAGCGTTGGTCTATGGTGCAGTGGAACGTGCGTACCTGAAAGAAAATGAACTTAGAAATGTGCAAAAAAGCAGTGCGTTTCGGGAACGGTTTCTTCAATATGTGACAGAAGCCCGAAGGCTGGAGCATGAATCCCGTACCAGGAGAATCGGAGGAGCAAATCGGGTGAGAATGAAGGTTAGCAGGAGGTGGGTATGACGGTTTCCGTTGTAGGGTCAAACAATGAAACGGTAATCTTTCAGACCCGTAAAGTTAAAGGGTCTGATCTAGAAACAGACGCAACGCTTCTCGACCTTGATGACATTCCCATGCCCTCTGGTGTGTTGGATTCCAACAACCAGACCTATGCTAATTTCTCTGCACTGTATGCAGATCTACCAACAAACCAGAATATCCGTGGCCCACAAGGGCCACAAGGCCCAGCAATCGACAGTGTTTCGCTAGCACAGTCAGTCGATCTCTCCACCGTGACAATGACCTTCGGCTATACCCAAAATAATCAAGGGTATACTGTAGGAACCACTCCAA